CATCGCTGGGTGGTAAAAGTCCCCTCTCATGGTTTGTTACACAAACCACTGCCGGGCAAGGCGTGGCCTTCGAACGAAAGGCTGCCTAAAAGAGTTGGGAGACCGGAACGTAAACGGGACAAGACCAGAATGCCCAGATTTTAATCTGGTGCCATCACCCGGTCGGTCGTAGCGTAGGTTGTCGGTCCGGCGATGTTCGCCGTCTCGCCATCGGCCCAGCCCGCCTAGACGCTGGACGTTGTGACTGGCCACTCCGTTGCGCCACTATCAATTGTGATCATCTGCGCCCCCATGCGCGACGCCACACTATCGGGGAACAGCCGGTCGATGATCGGGCGGGTGCTGATCGGGTCCGGGGTGCCACTGGTGATAGTCTCGCCCGCGCGTTGTTCCAGCGCCTGCCACGGAACCGGGATGCCCCGGAACCCGCCCGCGCTGCGGAGTTCGGTCACAGTCTCGGCTGTCTTGCCATCCAGTTTCCGCCCTTCGTCCAAGGCAAGCGCGACCTGCCGCAGTTCGAACCCGGCCATCATGTCCGACCATTCCTTTTCGGACCGGATTTCAAGTTCTGCCCCGGCCTCGCGACGTTCGGTATCCTCGGCGATCAGCGCCGCGCGATACCGCGTTTCATTGACCCGGTATTCCCCGTCCATTTCGGACAGGGTGCGGGTTTCGTCTTCGGTCGGTCTTTCATTGCCAACCAGTCCTGCCAATGCCTGCCGGATTTTCGACTGGCGACGGCTGATTTTCATAGAATCAAGCATCGTTTATTCCTTTTTGCTCGATAGGTTTGCGGCGCATTTCCTGCACCAATTCCCGCCATGCTTGGCGGTCTTCGCTCAAGGCCGGGTGTCCGACCTCGATTCTCGTTTTCCGGGTGTGACAGCGACCACAAAGGCACTGCAAATTCGCCGGGGAATAAGACAGGTGCGGGTGCGTCCGCACGGGTTTGATGTGGTCGATTTCCAGCCGCCGCCGTTCGCCACATTGGACACAAGCCCAGCCATCCCGCTCAAGGATAGCCATGCGCAGAGTGTGCCAGCGACGGCCTCGCGTGATGCGCTTGGAATGGCGGTAATGATCCTTCATCCCCAGACCATCCTTGCCGCCCGCAGTGGTCGCACCAGCATCCGCGGGCCTTCCGCCACGGCCAGCACCGTTGCAGCCGCCGCGTCGATCCGGCCCATTGACCGGGCTTTCGCCAATTTCAAATTGTTCGCTGGGTCGCGCAGCGTGACCGCATCGGCAAAGGCGGAGCGCAGCAACAGCGACGGGGTTGTCTTGACCTTGCCGTCATAAACTGAGCGGCGGAATCGTTCGCAGTCTTCGCCGCCGTCGCGGAACCCTTGCCCGCGCCAGATCACCGGACAACGGATGCCCGCCCGGTCAATCGCTTCGCCAAGTTCTGCCTGCTTGTACCTGTCTGCCGTGATTGCCGCGACGGGTTCGCCGTCAACATGGCGCATCACCTCGACAAGCCAAGGCGCAACAGGCACGGTCTGATCGCTCAGCACCGACAGTTCGCCCCGGTCCTGCATTTCGACATAGCGCCCCGCGATGCCGTCATTCTGGCCACGGTCCAGAAGCGAAGGCCGCGACGGGAACGTGCCCAGACATTCCAGCCGTCCTGTTTCCGGCCAATAGAATGCCGCCGCCGTCATCGACGCGGAGCCGCCCAGATCAATCCCAATGATGACAGACCCTTGCCGCGCCGGTGCCACCTCGCAGGAAAGCCATTCATCTACAGTCAACAGAACGTCGCGGGACTCGCCGCTAACCCGTTCGTTGCGGTTGCAGAGCCGGAAACTGGTCAGCGTAGAACCGCCCCGCGTAATCGCCCGCCGTGCCGACGCTTGCAACCATTCCAGCGAAGAACCGATGCCACTTGCCGCACCGGGATTGGCCAGTTGCAAGCTTTCCAGATCGTCTGCAGGTAAGCCCGGTGCTGGCCTATGCTCTTGCCGGTAAATGCCGGGTTGCTCTTGATCCAGCCAGACCGAAAACGGGTGCGCATCATCAGCCGCGCTGGTGGAAATGATCAGCGCCCGTCCGCCACGCTTGCCGATCCCGGACAACAGCGCATGTTCCAGCGCATCACCTTGATCCGCCTGCCAATGTCCGCGCTCGTCCATCAAAACCAGCGTCGGCGCAGACCCCAAAGCCGACTTACCATCCGCAGCGATAGCCCGGATGAAATGCCCGCCGCCGTCGCCCTCGTACTCTATTTCGAGCCGGGGGCTGCGCCGAATGATGAACTGCATTTGTTCGTTGTCAGACAGCGACCGAATGAAGCCCACGACAAAATCAAAAGCGATCCGCGCCTGATCCCGCGTGCGGGCTGCAATGAGAATTTCCCGGCGCGGTTGCCGATCCCAAACGCCCATGCCAGCGCCCAGAGCGATGCCGGCAGACAAGGCAGTTTTCGCATTGCCGCGACCAATCGAAAGGCAGGCGACGTTGACGCCATCGGCCAGAGCGCCCTTGACGAATTGCCGCTGGAATGGTGCCAGCCTGACCGACTGCCCAGCCTTCGGACCTTCTGGAATTGCCAGCGTTTCAAGGAACCGGATTGCGCGGGTGGAGGTCTTCATGCGAGCCTCCGTGGAATCGAAAAATGGAGGTGGTTAGTGAAAGCGAAAATTTGTGCGACTTGGCTAGCAACCGCGCTTGTCACATTCGAAGCGACTGCCGAAACAATTACTTTGACGTGTGAGCTATCCGGAAACGAGATGACTTTCTCGTTGGAGTTCGATTTAGAAAAACCGAAAATGACCTTCGGGGACCAGGCCGCGAATATCGCGGGGTCATCCGACGAAACAATATTCGGTTGGGATTTATCGGATGGCGAATTGGTTTCGATTGCTTTGAATCGGAATACAGGCGGTGTGACAGTTTCAGCGATTTCAGAAGAATTGGGTTTGGACGGAGAAATCATGAAAGGAAATTGCTTCTCTCCATTCTGACAGCGTCCGCACAGCGCGAAAGCATGACTCCCCCCCCCCGGTTCCAAGGGAACATAGGAATCGGGGTATTGGGACCAGATTGCGGATCATACCCGAACCCCGCGATAACGCGCGATGATGAGCGCCGTGTTTGCCGATAGTGCAGGCCCTCGATCCTCCACGCCGCCGCGCTGATCAAAGGTCCGCACCGCCTGTTCGATGATTGCTTGCCGCAGGTCCGCAGGTAGGTCCGCCGGGTCCGCCGCAATGCCTGCGGTGTACGTGATGCGCAGCCGTTCCTCGGGGTCGGTGTCGCCAAAGCGCAGCCGGGGATAGCGCCCGGTTTCCAGCCAGAACCCCGACGCCAGCGCAGTCACTGTGCCGTCCGCCTCGACCGTCTCGACCGTCACCGTCGCGCCCGCCTGCACCGGCCCGATCGGCAGATCGATGATCCGCCCCGGTATGTCGTCAGTCGTCGCCATGATAGTTGTGGTCAGCAGCGCCAAGCCGGTTGCTTGCTCGACCTCAAGCGCCGCCGTGGCGATCAGCGTCTCGAATAGGTAATCCTCCGTCGATGACGTGACCCGCGCGTGTGCCTTCGTATCCGCGACCGTGACCGGTAGGTCAGTGACGACAGGTGTTTTTCGGTTTTCATTGAATAGCCCCCTTTTGCGCCACTACCTCAGCGTGAGGGTGTGCTGCGCTACCACCACCACCCGCCCCCGTAGGGCAGGTGGTGGTGGCGCACCCGATTGACAGTTGTTTGCGCTACCTTGCGCTACCTCGGTTTTCATGGTGGTGGCGCACATCATTCGGTTGCCCATTCGCCCACCTCCACCTCCACCACCGGCACTTGGCGACGTTGCGGACCATCGGTCATCGCCTTCACAAGCGCCCCGGACTTGAGCCATGCGTTGATTATCTTCTTGATCCGCTTCTTGTCGCTGGCCACGTCCAAGCCCAACACATCGGCCACGATAACGCCCGCCCAGTCGTCGCCCGCTTGATCCGAGAAACGCGGGTGCTTGCCTTCAATGGCGTTCTGCACCCGCAACAGATCGGCGCTGTCCATACGGTCAAACGTGTCTGGCCATTCCCAGACTTCGGCCACGCCTACATCTTCACCATTTGCCAGCGTCACGCTCTCCATGCGCCGCCATTGGCGTTTACCGACTGGCGCAAGGTTGGCCTTGTCGCGGGTCACGGCAAAGTAGGTCCGCAGATCATCCTTCGGGATGCCCGCTTCCTCTTTCAGATCGTCGGCCATCTTGTTCAGGACACGCCCGGATCGCGCCGCCGCCAATAGCGCAGAGCCGCCCCGGCCAGGGTGGGCCGAATACCTGCGCGCACGGCGGTTGCCAGCTGGAGGACAGGATTTCCGGCGATCTGTCGATGCACCTCTTCCAGCATTACGTCGGGAGCCGCCGATGCAAACACGCCGTGCTTGCCCACGGGGGGCAGCTGAGCCGGATCGCCAAGGGCCAAAACGGGAAGCCCGAGGCGGAGCA